AATTTTTCAACCCGCAAGACCAGAGGACACCATGCCGAATACGAAATCATCCGACCGCGTCAACTCCACCGATTCCAGCCCCGCGAGACGGTTCACCGCGAGAGCAGCCGGAAAGCCGCAGCTATTGCCCCGCGAGGGCCGCGCCGACGGTCCGAAGACGATCGTGGGCTATGCCGCCGTGTTCTACAACGCGGCCGATCCGGGGACCGAGTACCAGCTGTGGCAAGACACCTACGAGCGGATCATGCCCACGGCGTTCGATTCCGCGCTTCGCGAGGATACTGTCCGCGGCCTGACCAACCACGACGTACAATGGCTGCTTGGCAGGTCAGACCTGGGGACGCTCCGCCTGTCCGTTGACAAGGTTGGTCTGCGATACGAGATCGACCCGCCTGACACCCAGGCCGGGCGCGATACGCTGGCCCTGCTGGCTCGTGGTGACCTGGACGGGAGCAGTTTCTCGTTTACGACCTTCGGGCGCAGAGGCCGGACGGTCTGGGTCGAGGAGACCCGCGACGGGCGGACGGTGGAGATCCGCGAGGTTCACGACCTGGAGCTATTCGACGTGGGGCCGGTCACGTTCCCCGCGTACCAGTCGACCACGGCCGGAGCACGCGACCAGGCGTCAGTCGAGCACCACGAGGCCCGGAGTGATCGCGACCGCTGGCGGCAAGCTGCGGCCGATGCGCGCGCGGCCGAGATGGCCGCGGTGGACGTCCCGCTGCAGCTGGCGACGGCGATTGCTGCGGCCGAAATGGACGCCTAAGAGTCTGGCCGGCGGGGTCTGGCTCCGCCACGCCCGTCGTCTGGCCGGTTCGGTTTCGCGATGCCCTCCGCGCGGGCCGCGTCGCGGATCACCCGCAGTTTCCACAGCTGGGCCTCGATCCACGGATTCCGCGGCACTGGGCCGCGGGCCGCGTCGACGGCGGCCAGCAACTCTTCTGACACCTCGCACAAAAACTTTTTCATGGCGCGTCCGGTCCTTCCTGCGGTGTCAAATCGTCGAACTCGGTGGCGTCGTTGACTTCGGCGGCCAGCTTGCGAAGGTATTCTTGCTGGTCGCTGGTCGCCTTCGTCTGCCAGCCGTAGCCGCTGAAGCTCACCGCCACACCGTAGGCTTGCGTAACAACGACTGTAAATCCGATCTCCGCGTTTCCGCCGTGGACCTTCGACCCGCTTGCGAAATTCGTCTTGTCTTCCACGGCCAACGAGCACCGCGAGATAAACAGGTTCAGCAGCTGCTTGCGGCCTTCCTTTGTGTTCTTGTCGATCTTCATGTTTCGTCCCTTTCATTTTGTGGTTTCGTTCTCGACTCTGCCCTAAGCATATACTCTGTATCGGCGGTGTCAAGCGACAAACTATATAGTTTCCGAAACTCTTTCTGACCCCTGAAAACACAGGGAAAACGCACGAAATCGAGCCAGCCACGCGAGAAAATGCCCGAAACTTGGAACGTGCTTTTCGGTCTGCCATACTCCTGGCTGATGGGCCGCGGGTGAATCCCGCCATCTGAAACGCGCAAGTGCGGTCGTCTAATCGCCGCCTCTGCCCGCGTTGCTGTCGGTCAATCCGCAACAGACACCGTACACCAATCACTTTGGGGAGCAATCATGCCCAGTCTCAAGGAATTGCGAGAGTCCGCCGGTGCCGTCGTGAAAACCATGCACGAGATCCGCGACCGGTACAACGAGCGGAAGACCGCCGGCAAGACGGGCGCGGAGTTGTGGCCGGAGAACGAGCGGACGGCCTGGGACGAAGCGAACGCGACGTACGCGACGCTCAAGACCCAGATCGACGAAGAGAAGCGGGCCAGCGACCTGGACACGATCATCGCCGAAGCCGAACGCACGGGCCAGCTGCCGGGCACGCCGCCGGCACCTCCGGGCGAGTCGCGGGGCACGCCGCCGCCGCAGCTGACCGGTGAGCAGCTGATCGAAGAGCGGGATCTGGCTGTCCAGGCGTGGGCTGGCTACCGGTCGCCCGCGTGCCGCACCGAGCGACACCTGCAGGCCGCCCAGCGTTGCGGGATCGACCCGAGCGCGGATCAGCTGGTCCTGGACCTGTACGACAGCCGCTCGTTCACGACGATGCAGGCCGAGTACCGTCTGACACATCCGACCCTCCTGCAGCAGCGGGCACTGTCGGCCAACACCGGGTCGATCGGCGGGTTCTTGATCGGCTCGACCCTGGTTTCATCGCTGGAACGCAACATGCTCGCGTTCGGCGGGATCGAGCAGGTTGCCGACGTGATCGTGACCCAGACCGGCGAGGAAATCAGCTGGCCGACTGCCGACGACACCACGAACGAAGGCGAAATTATCGGCGAGAATCCGGGCACGCCCAACGAAGCCGAGCCGTCGATGGCCCTGGTGAAGTGGGGCGCGTACGAGTTCTCCAGCAAGCTGATCAAGGTCCCCGTTCGGTTGCTGGAAGACGCGCCGAGCTACCTGGCTGACGCGCTGGGCTCGATGCTCGGCGAGCGGATCGGCCGGGCCAAGAACCGCAAGTTCACGACCGGGACCGGCAACAGCCAGCCCAAGGGCCTGGTGACGTGCGCCGCCTCCGGCGGGACCACGGCCAGTTCTACGGCCATCACGTACGACGAGCTGATCCGCCTGGAGCACTCGATTGACCCGGCTTACCGCGATGATCCGTCGTGCTGCTACATGATGCACGACAACATCATCTTGGAGGTGCGGCTGCTGAAGGATGGCGGCAGCCGGTACATCTGGCAGCCGGGCCTGATGCAGGGCACCACGGATCGGCTCAACGGGCGCCGCGTGGTGGTCAATCAGCACATGGCCTCGGCTCTGGCCAGTGCGAACAAGACCGTGCTGTTCGGCAAGATGTCCGCGTACAAGGTCCGCCGGGTGCGGCAGCTGGTGCTGCTGAGACTCAAGGAGCGTTTCGCCGAGACTCGGCAGGAAGGCTTCATCGCCTTCGAACGGGCTGACGGAAACCTGCTGAACGCCGGGACCGCGCCGGTCAAGTACCTGGCGCAGAAGACCTAACCAAGACCGCCGCCGCGAGTGGAAGCGGGGGCGCCGGCAAGATGCCAGCCCCCCGCAACCATTCCTGAAGGAATCCGATGGACGTGACCGCAATCCAGCACGGCCGAGTTCGGGACCGGGATTTCCGGCCTGGCGATCGGTTCGACCTGGACGACGAATCCGCGGCCGAGTACCTGCGGACGGGCCAAGTGCGAACGGACGCACAGCCGGCCGACGCGCCCTTGCGTCCGCGAGTCCAACGACGTGGTAGGCCGGCAGAAGCCGCGATGGCCGCCCGCGGAGAGCAGCGATAACCACCAACCCCAAAGAACAGCAGAGGATCCCATGCGACACCTGACAGACCAAGTTGTGACCGATCGCGTTTCCGCAGCCGTTGCGGTGGACACCGCCGATATCACGTCGGACATCGTCGACATGGCGGGGTTCGACGGCGTCCGGTTTATCGTGCTCTGGGGCGACATCACCGACGGTACGCCGAAGGTGAAGGTTCAGCAGGGCGCCGCCGCAGCGATGGGCGACGCAGCCGATTTGGAAGGCACCAGTGTGGCCGCGGCGATCACCGACGATGGCAAGCTGTTGATCGTCGACGTGTTGCACCCGGCAGAGCGCTACGTCCGGTGTGTGGTCACCCGGGCCGGCTCGACTGGTGCCGTCGTTGACGGGATCTTGGCCGAGAAGTACCAGGCCCGCACGGAGCCGGTCACCCAGGATGCCGACGTGGTGGCGAACGAGAAGTTCGTGACGCCGGCCGAAGGTACCGCCTAACGGGGCCGCCGCGGATCGTTGACGTGTGCGATTGATCGTGAGCGAAACCCAGACAGGAGCCGCACAGTGGAAGAGTTGTCTGCCCTGTCGCCGTTGATCCAGATGGGTTTCGCGGGGTTTGCGTTGCTGCAGCTGGTGGTACTGGTCTGGCTGGTGCGGGAGTTCTTGGCCGTGATGCGGGCGGCGATCAACGCCATTCCGCCGTTGGTCGACAAGGTGCAAAGTCTGGAAACGAAGGTTGAAGAAACGCACGCCGTCAGCGAACGGGTGCGAGACCGGATGTTGGAATTCCATTGTCCGTTTCGATCATCGGCCGACGGTCAACCGAATTTGAGAACCACGCCATGACCCGCTACGGTCTACTGCCGGTCACGCCGCCCGCAACGGAAGCGTTGACGCTGGCGGAGGCGAAGGCCCATTTGCGGGTTACGGACGACGACGAGGATACGCTGATCCTGGGGCTGATTTCCGCGGCGCGTGAGTGGTTCGAGCGGCAAACCTACAGACAGCTGGTAACGGCTACCTGGGACTTGGTCCTGGATGCGATGCCCTCCGGCTCCGGAGCGATCCGGATCCCGCGGGCACCGCTGCAGTCCGTGGCCAGCGTGAAATACTACGACGAATCAGGGGTGCTGCAGACTGTGTCGGCGGCAAATTACGTGGTCACGATCGGTGAGGAACCGGGGCTGATCCGCTGTGGCCAGTCGCTGGTATGGCCGACGGCTGCCACCCGGCCCGATGCGGTGACCGTGCGATTCACGGCCGGCTACGGGGTGGCTGCAGCCGTTCCGCAGCTGGTTCGTGCGGCGTTGAAACTGATGATCGGTTCGCTATTCGAGCATCGAGAGGAAATGGTCGACCGCACGATTTCCGCACTGCCGCTCGGCGCACAGCGAATTATTGCCTGCTATGACCTTGGCGACGAACTGACCGAATATGGGGCAACGTCCGAGCTGCCCTCTTACTCTGGCTGAATTTAACACGGGGAGCATGACCATGCCCGACGCGACGCAAGGAACGAAGGTGTACCGGGATCAGAACGGGGATCAACTGGTGGTCGCTGCCGGCGGCAAGATCAAGGTCGAGGCCGGCGGGCAGATCAACCTGCTCGCCCCCAAGGGCACGATCTATTTCGTCGACAGCGTCAACGGCACGACGACCGGCGATGGCCTGTCGTGGGACTCGGCCCTGTCGACGATCGCCGCCGCGGTGGCCCTCGCAGTCGCCGGGGACGTGATCATGATCAAGGGTTCCTTCTCCGAGGCGGTGACCGTTTCCGTGGCGGGCCTGTCAATCATCGGGGCCGGCACCACGCCGAAGGAAGCCCAGTGGACAGCCGCGGCCGACGCCGTCTGCCTGACGATCGCCGCCGAGCACGTGCTGGTCGAGAACATCTACTTCCGCCCGCCGGCCTACGCCGCCAGCCGTGCGACGTGCGCAATCAGCCTGTCCGGTGCGAACCACGCGCGGATCATCGGCAACCGGTTCCAGGGCAAGACCGGGAGCCAGGCCGCGATTTACTCGCCGGTCTGCAACTCGGACAACGTCTGGATCGTTGGTAACGAGTTCGCGTATATGAACACGGCCACCTATGGTGCTGGCATCGTCGGTGTGGAAGCCGGCGGGCTGTCCTACTCCGCCTGGCGGATCGTCGATAACGTGTTCTCCTCGTGCGTTACGGCGATCAACATCTGCGGCCGGGTCTGCCAGATCACGGGGAACACGATCGGCGAATACGGAATCAACCCGGCCGGCGCGCTGGCCCAGCTGCTGGCGATGGGCATCGACCTATCTGGCACCAGCAGCGGCGGAAACTTGGTCTGGGGCAACCAGCTGGGCGGCACGTACGGCGCGACGCTATACGTCGTCGGAGCGTCCGGTGATCAGTGGGCCGGCAACTTCAACGTGTTGACGGGCGGACTGACCGCGGCAAACCCGTCCTAACGGACTGGGGCCGCGTGAGGTGAACCGATGCGAGCGGGCCAATTGCGAGAGCGAATCAAGATTGAGGAGGCAACCGAATCGCAGGACGATGCGGGGCAGCCGATCCGGACCTGGTCAACGCTGGTCGATCGGCTGCCGGCCGAAGTTCGGCCGGTCGCAGGCGGCGAAGTAGTTCGCGGTCGACAGGTGGCCGCGGAAACGACGTGCGTATTTGAGATTCGGTTCCGGTCGGACGTCACGACAGATCAGCGGATTGTGTGGGCGGGCCGGACGTTTGGAATCGTGCGGGTCCACGATCCATACGGCCGCCGCGCGGAAACCTGGGTCGAGGCCAAAGAGGTGGTGTAACCGTGAGCCTGAAAAGTGAGCTACGGGGCCACCTACTGGACGACAACGCGATTGCCACGGCGGTCGGAACGAGAATTTATCCGAGCCGTCGACCGAAAGCGGCCGGGTTGCCGAACATCGTACTGACGCGGATCAGCACGGTGGTTGCCGATCAGCTGGTTGGGATCACGGGTCACGAGCGGGCGCGAGTCCAGATCGACGTGCGAGCGACGACAGACGAAGCGGCCGAAGCGTTGGCCCGACTGTGTCAGGCGCGCCTGGCTGCCGTCTCGCAACGTCGACTGGGCGACGATGGGTTAGGCATTTGGGTTGACGGGATTGCGATCGACGGGGGCTTGCGAGACGACGCCGAGCATCGTGACGACGGGTCGGACGATTGGCAATACCTGCGATCGTTTGACGCGATGGTTGACTTTCAGACCGGCTGAAGCCGGCACTTCAAGCGGGAGAATTTGAGATGGCGCAGACCGGAAATCAAGGCACAATCGCGTTTGGGACCAGCGGATTCACGGGAGCCTTCACCCAGATCGGCGCCTGGAAGCCGAAGCTCGGCAAGCTGGAAGATTCGGATCTGTCCACCGAAGGATTCAAGACATTCGTCCCGGATGATCTCGCCGATCCGGGCTCGATTGCGATCAAGGTCTGGTTCGACCCGACCAAAGCCCTTCCGCCGATCGGTTCCCCGGAAACGGTGACGATCACATTCCCGCCCAGCGAAGCGGGCGCCGACCAGGCCACGCTCGTCGGGACCGGGTTCTTCTCCGACCCCGGCACGCCCGAGATGGTCAACGGAAAGCTGATGGAGCAGGACTTCACCCTGGAATGGGACGGCAAGACCGGCCCGGCCTTCACGCCCGAAACCGCCGGCAGCAGCAGCTAGGGACACGATGATCGAATTCACCCGTCATACCGGAACGCACGTCAAAACGCGGAAAGTCCTCGACCTTGGCCAATGGCAGGTGCGGTACTACGCCCACGTGGTCGGTCACCTCGGTGATGCAGTCGGCTCGCCTCTGAACTTGATCGGACGCCAGCCGCCGAACGTACACGCCGAACTGGCTCAAGCCGTGCTGTTGCGGTTCGACTACATCCCCGTGGTCAATCAGCCGCCCGAGCTGCCCACCAAACACAAGCGAAAGCCTCAGCGAGCGCCTCGCCGAGTCCGGCCGCAGCCGCCGCCGCAGCTGATTCTGCCGCAAGCATTTAGCAGGAGGACCGATGGAGATTTTGACGCGGGAAGCATTGTTGGGAGTGGGTCTTCGGCAGCGACGGATCAAGATCGTTGATCTCGACGACGGCCGAGCCGTTCGGATCCGGTCGCTGAACGAACTGGAACACTCGCACTACGAGTCGGCCGTCTGGCGCAAAACGAAGCGCGGCTGGGAGATGGACGGCGAGCTTCTCCAGGAGCAACGCCGCCGCCTGGTCCTGCTATGCGTTTGCGATGAAGCCGGCCAACCGTTGCTGACTGACGACGACTTGGACGCACTGGGCGCCGTCGATGGCGGTCTGATCCGCCGGCTGGCCCGGGAGTGCCGGGAACACTGCGGACTGGACGATCCGACGCCGGACGAGGGCGATGAAAAAAACTCGCCGGAAACGCCCGCCTAAAGTTTGCCTATCGGTTGGCGTTGCGGCTGGGGATTGTGGACGTAGAAGCCTGGCTGGCCAGCCTTCCGCCGCGGGCTCTGGATCGCTGGTGGAGGTACTACCGCCTGGAGCCGTGGGACGTGCCGCGGGAGTTCTGGCCGGACTTGCGACGTCGGCGGGCTCGCGGCGATCGCCGCCGGACGAAACGCCGCCGCCGCCCGGAGATGGTCGGACCGCGGGAGGGCTTGGCCCTGCTGCGTGAGACCTGGGGTTTGTGATGTAGAGTGGGACTTAAGTCCCACCTACAACGCGGGGGATTGTGAAATGGCCGCGTCCGCCGAAATCACTGAAGTCTTCGCGATTGAAGACTACCTCGCGCAATTCAACGTGGCCGTACGGCGCGACGTTGTGAAAAACGCCATCCGGGCCGTCTGCAAAGTCGTCCGAGACGGCGCGAAACGGCGAGTGCCCGTCAAGAGCGGGCGGCTACGAACGCGGCTAAGCTACGTCGTGCGCGACTACCAGAACGCAATCGTGGGCGTGGTCGGCGAGAGGGTTGAAACCGGCGAGCGGGCCTATGGGCATTTGGTCGAACATGGCCACCAGATGCAGAACTTTTCCGGCGGATATGAGACGGTAGGCGCCAAGCCGTTTTTGCGCCCGGCGGTCGACGAAACCGAGCTGGAACAAGAGCAAGCGGCAATCGTCAGCGTCAGTACTGACATGAAGCGAAACGGGCTGTAGCGATGGGAATCGGGCCTCTCAATTGGATCGTGTCCGCCAATACCTCTGGCTTTGCCAAGTCGGTGTTACTGGCGCGGACCGAGGCCACGGCGTTCAAAAACGCCATGCGCGAAATCCGAGACCCAATGGACGATTGGCGCGCGGCCGAGGAACGTTTGAATACGATCCTGCAGGACGCCCGATTCACCGAAGAGCAACGTCTGGCCCTGCGCCAGCGGCTGAATGCGCAGAACCCGGAAACGATCCGCCAGACGCGCGAACTTGCCGAAGCAGAGCGGAAGCTGGCCGAGGAAATGACCCGTGCCCAGAAGCTGGAAGCACAGGCGGCACAGCAACGCGCCGCGGAGCGGGAGCGGGAAATACGCAGCAGGATGCAGGCCGCCGCTGCCGTGGTCCAACGTAACAAGACTCCCGAACAACTGTACGCAGACTCCGTGCGCGAACTGGCAGCATTGCGGAAGGGAGGATATTTCAATGGCCAAGAAGGCGCTTACCGCAGCGAACTTGAACGGCTCAAAGGGACGTTGCCAGCGATTCAGGCCCGCCGAGCGGCAGAGCAGGCCCGCCAAGCATCAGAGGCCGAGGCGAACCAGAGGCACGTAGAGCAGCTGCGGAAGGCCCGCCAAGCATCAGAGGCCGAGGCGAACCAGAGGCACGCGGGGAGGCTCCAGGAAGTTCGCGATCGGGAGATGGCAGCTACGAAAGCCTCCGCCGACAGGGCGACCAAGATCCGCGAAC